ATGTGACCAACATATAGTCAAGATGCCATTAGAAGAGTCACAGATGTTATGTACTGCTTTATGGTATCACGCACCACAGTATGCAGAAAAGCATAACTTATACAAGCCTGTGCATCAGAAACACCCATGCACTCTATGGGCAATGGAAAACTGTAGTAATTTTATGTTTGCCTACAGACTATATGTTCACATGCTTGAAGAATATACTTTTAGATATAAAAAAATACATGGAGCAAGTAAACATAAAGATGCCATTCAAAATGGGTATCAATATTTACCCAAAGGTGGTAGCAAAACTAAACACCCACAATGTTTTAGTGGACATGATGACCTTAAAACAAATGAGTTCTATCCAATAAATGCCTATCGTAATTTTTATAGGGTTGACAAATTAAAGTTTGCACGATATAAGTACACAGATAAACCCCAATGGTTATAGGAGATAACATGATTAAATATAACAACTACTTTGCATCAGAATTAGAAAAACATGCAATAGCAATAACACAGTATCAACACCCATGTACTATACAACTAGGTGATGTCAATAACATTGACGTTTATAGTGACAAGTATCGTGATGTAGATTTATTATTAGCAGGTTCACCTTGTACATCATTCTCTGTAGCAGGAAAACGAGATGGTTTCAAGGCAGAGAGTGGACAGTTATTCTACAGATTCGTTGATGCACTCAAAGCAATCAAACCTAAATACTTCTTACTTGAAAATGTTAAGATGTCCAAAGAGAATGAAAGCATCATGGTCAATGCCATACGAGATGTCGTAGGTGATACTTTTAAAGTACACATTGTCAATAGTGCATTGAAGAGTGGACAGAATAGAGTGAGAATGTATATTACAAACATACCATTTGACCCATCTAAAATCAAAGATGAAGGCATAGTTCTTGCTGACATACTAGAAGAAGATGGTATTGCTAATCCATTGATGACTAACAAAGATGGTAAGTCACATTGCCTAACAGCACGATATAATGGTGCAGTATGGTGGAATAGTATTGAACGTAAGCAGAGAACTATGGTGCAGATAGGTGAAACTGCTGAAATAAAAGGACATGACATACTCAAAAGAGTATATTCACCTAGTGGGAAAAGTCCCACATTAAACAGTATGGGTGGTGGGAACAGAGAACCTAAAGTTGCCACATTCAATCCTAAAGGTGGTCGTATTGTTAATCGTAGACTAGATAAGTTTGGTGTACGAAAAGATAATCAATTAGAAATACCTTTCACAGAAAAGATAGAAGTGAGAGAAGATAATAAAACAAACTGCCTAACTACCATTCAAAAAGATAACATAGTTGTAGATGATTTAAGATGGAGAAAGTTATTGGTTACAGAAATGGAATCATTACAGACTTTACCTAGAGATTATACATCTATGGGTAGATACCAAAAAGAGGGAGAAAAATCAATAGCATACATGCCTGTAGCCAAGTCTAATCGTATGAAAGCGATTGGCAATGGGTGGACAGTATCTATCATCAATGAAATATTTAAGGGCATTGATGGTGATTTAAGAGATGTTATGTCATTGTTTGATGGCATATCATGTGGACAACAAGCATTAAAAACAACAGAAAGGAGTTAGTATGAAAAAGTGTTACAGATTTTTGCAAAAAAGACATAAAAGAGAACGTTTATATCGCATTGATTTAGAAAAAACAATCAAACAGAATGCGATTAAAAAAATAAATGCTAATGCAGATTGGCTTAAAAAACATTCAATTATATTAACATAATAGGAGAATAATATGAAAGATACAAACGGTAAATTTAAAGTCAATCTTGATATGAAAGATATTCTTGTCACAGAGGAACAACGTATGGAGTTTTTAAGACTACATAATAAGTTAAAAGAAACAGTAAATTATATTTCAGAGTGTCACGACATTCGATTGTCTGATGTGTCCATGCTAGATGAATTAGTATGTCATCTACATAAATCATTAAAGTTTGTTCCACAGAAAAATCCTAGTGATGATACGGCAAAATGGTATGCAGATTATGTGTTAGAGTCAGATGAAACTGCATGGAAACCTATGTATGACTAATTTTACGGTCAATGTGCCAAAGCCCAAAAAGTTGCCAAGATATGTAGTGCAACAAACTTGGGCTAGTGGTAAATCCTTCTATAGATATAATCCACCTCAAAAGTATGTTGATGCAAATATTGTACAACGTATTAATTTAGGAGAAAGTTTGTCAGAAGTAAGGCAGAAAGCTAAAGAGTTTAATGATGCCATAGATGAATATGTTTCTAATTTAGAGGAGAACATATCTATAGAGAGATTTCCTACACTACTAGGCTTGTCTGTCGAATATAAAAAATCTAATGATTTCAATAGATTAGGCACTAAAACTAAAAAAGATTATGAATACTTTTTACGAGTTGCAATGGAAACAATGTATCGAAATAAAAAAGTATCAGACATAAAGCTGAAAGATTTTAATGGTGCAGTTGCACGACAGTTATATGAACTGTGGCTTAATCGTGGCATATCTATGGCAAACCACATCTGTGCTGTAGTCAAAAAAATGTATTCTTTTGGTACAGAAATGGGATATGCTGAAACGAATCCGTTTATGACATTTAAAATGAAATCTACACATAAAAGAACTGTCGTGTGGACACAGGAACAGATGCGTAAATTTCTTGATGTAGCATATGACGATTTTGAATATAGAAATGTCGGATTGATAGCACAAATGGCATACGAGTGGTGTCAGAGGATAGGTGACATGCGTTTATTAGAGTGGTCTAACATAGATTTTAATAAAGGTGTGTTAAATTTGCAACAGTCTAAAAGACGTTCTATAGTTTGTTTACCTATTGAAGAAGATTTACTTGACATGTTGGTGGAACAGGAGAAAGATTTTGGCTTTCAGAAGTATGTAGCACCATACACAAGAGATAGAAGTGGTGAATATGTGCCATACAACATAGAACGTATATCACAGGTGGCTAAACGTATAATGAGAAAGGCAGAACTACCTGATAACCTATGGTTAATGGACTTTAGACGTACAGGAACGACAGAGATGGTTGAAGCAGGTGTACCTATGGGTCAGATTATGTCTGTCACAGGTCATGCTAACCCTAATAGTGTTAAGCCATACATGAAAAATACATATGCTAGTGCTAACTCTGCACTAAAAGAAAGAAAAAAATATGTTGACAACCACTAAAATTCATGGTAAAAGCATTCAAATGCCAAACAAAAGGAACATATAAATGATATATAATATACATGATATTATTAATGATATACATATTACTGTAGGAGAAACAAAGAGAATGAACTGTCCTACATGTGGTGGGTATAATACATTTACGATTACGAATAACATGGGTTCACTCGTTTGGAATTGTTACAAGGCATCCTGTAATATTAAGGGAACTACAAGAAAGAGGATGTCTGTAGATGAGATAAAGTCTGTACAGGATTTTAAAAAGGACAATGAGTTTGTCTTACCTGAATATGTTGTACAGTCTAATGATAACTATATTCTTAAATGGTTTTATGATAGGAATATAGATAGTAATACTGTTGAGTTCTTCCATGATGTAAAAGAAAACAGAGTTGTGTTTCCTATACATCAGAACGGCAAGACAGTAGATGCCATAGGAAGGTCACTAGGTAAGAGATTGCCAAAGTGGAGAAAATATGGTAGTAGTGGGTTGCCATTTACCTTTGGATGTGGTAGTGTGGCAGTCGTTGTTGAGGATTGTTTGAGTGCCTTATGTATTGGAAGTGAAGTATACGTTGGGGTAGCTGTGTTGGGTACGACACTTACTGATATTCACAAACGGTATCTCTCACAATTCTCGACAACAATAATAGCACTAGACCCTGATGCCCTACCCAAGACTATGCAGTTTGCAAAAGAATTACGAGGGCATGTAAACACAGTAAAAGTTTTACGATTGACAGATGACTTAAAATATCGTAAAGAAGAAGACTTAATAAATTTAAACCTATTAACCCCAAAAGGAGAACCAACATGGAATTAGCACTTATACGTAGTTTAATGGAGAAAGATTTTTATGATAATCACAGAGGAGCAAAGTGTCCTGACAGATTGTTTAGCAAAGATGTTCGTAAGATAAAACAAGCATTAGATGTTGCTATGCAAAAGTATGAAAGGTCAGTTACACCTGATGAGATACATGCTCTGTTTGTATCAGGTAATCCATCTATGACAACTGCACAGAAGAATGCATTTGAAGGTCTGTTTAATCAGATTAAGAAAGAGCAAACAATGGGAGATGACGTTGCACAAGAGGTACTATCTAAATTATTTCAGCAAGTTGTTGGTGAAGATATTGCTAACATTGGTTTTGACTATGTTAATGGTAGTCTTTCCACACTTGAACCCATTAGAAATATTCTTGAGTCTTACTCCGAGAATTTAATACCTAATATTAATGTCACATGGGATGACATAGATGTTGACACATTATTATCAATGAATGACCTTGAAGCAAGATGGACATTTAATATTGAGTCACTTGCTCGTAAGATTGGTGGCATCAATGCAGGACATCTTATTGAAGTCGGTGCAAGACCTAATACAGGTAAGACATCTTTTCATGCAAGTCTTATTGCAGGAGTCAATGGATTTGCAAGACAAGGTGCTAAATGTATGATACTGTGTAACGAAGAAGGTAGTCATAGAGTTGGTATGAGGTATCTTACATCTGCAACAGGTATGGATAAATGGGAGATAAAAGAAAATCCTAGTAAGGCTAGAGATTTATTTGCACCAATAAAAGAAAATCTATTGATTAAAGATGCAACAGGTAAAGATATGGCATGGGTAGAGTCAGTATGCAAAGCCATAGAACCTGACATAGTTGTATTAGATATGGGTGATAAGTTTGCTAAAACAGGTGGCTTTGCTAGGTTAGATGAAGCATTGAAAGCAAATGCTATACATGCAAGACAGATTGCCAAGATGTATAACTGTGCAATCTTTTATATGTCTCAACTGTCTGCAGAAGCAGAGAATAAGGTTGTATTAAATCAAGCTATGATGGAAGGGTCTAGGACAGGAAAAGCTGCAGAAGCTGACCTGATGATATTGATTGCAAAGAACCCACCTGTTGAAGGACAGGATGAAGAGGATTCTATGCGACATTTAAATTTAGTAAAAAATAAGTTGACAGGATGGCATGGTATAGTGCATAGTCAATTTGATTATAAAACAGCAAGGTATGAATCATGAAAAATTTAATTTGGTATTATAAACATGTAAAAAAAATAAATAAACTATATGACTTTTCTTATCACAGAAAATATTTTAGTGAGTATCGTGAAGATATGTTTTGGGAATATTATGAAAGTGATAGAAAAAAAACTAAAATAGAAGATATAATTTTAGGAATGTGGTTTTATTATGTTGAGTATAAAGACAATATTAGAAGTATTAAATCAGAAAGTGGATTATGTAAAATTAATGAGCATGGTGTTTGGTTAGATGAAAATTGGGGATATTGGGAGTTTACATATATGTATTGGTTTAAAAGACCTACAATGCTTATAATAGATTTTATTAAATATAAAGTTTTAAAAATTAAATATGTTGACCCACACATAGCCTGTTACAGTTATCCAAACTGTGATGAAGCACCTAATGGATGTAAACATGTTATGGGTGATGATGTAGAAACTTATGGACATAGAGATTAGGAGTTAGTATGATAACAATTTTAGATGTAGAAAACAATGTCACGAAGAGAGATGGTAAGACACATCTTGACCCATTTG